GTATGCGAGTCTCATGGCTATGCTCGCAACAGGCCTGCCGACAGATCAAGGGCTTGATTACTTCCGGTGGCATTTTCAGACTGGCCTCATCATCACTACACCACTTCTCAATGCGCGGAGACTCCTCGAAGATGCCTGACCCAGATTATCTTTGTACCTGCGGCTGTCGTGCAGGTGTCCATGTAGGCATGACAGATGATTGTATGTCGCTGTTGTGCAACTGTAAGAAGTTTGTTCCTTGGAAACCGGGACAGGCAGTTCCTTGGAAAGGCCCAGATAGCTCTCCAGTTATAATACAGCCAGAACCTTATCGTCCTCCGCTCACGGCTGTAATCGAAGCGTTTACTGTCGCGCGAGATAACGATTACATAAAAGGTGATCTCTACATCTGGGCCGATGGGAGTCGCGCAGTCCTCTATGAGGGCACCAGGTGGCTAGTCCTTCCGGCTGTTGACTATCATGAGATCTTCAATCAGCCTGAGGAGGAGCACTTCTGACCCGCCATTGCGTAGCGGGTCGTCTAGTGTTATATTGAATCATCCACCAGTGCGTTCGGCACATCATCCTCTGGAGGTACTACGTCTAGCAATCAACTGTCCTGCCAGCGCTGTCACAGGTCTATGGCTTCGGGGTACTGGCATCTAACCTACCCTGATGGCCGTACCCAAGTCAAGGCTCTCTGTGCAGGCTGTGGGTTATCTGATCTCCCACAGACGAAGACACAAGTGCGACTCCTTATGTCTATCGGGCGTGAATCTGAGTCGACGTTCTGCGAGACACCTCTAATCCTCACTGGACAAGGAACAAAGCTTGATGGTGCTTTGTTCCTTGAAATGCTTTGTCCTAAGTGCGGATTTCTCACTGATGTTCCACATCTAAAGGTACCTTATGCCATCCGAAAGCATCGACACTCGATCCCTAAGCCGACTCCGTCGTTTGATGAGGACGTTGGGCTACAGCACGACTCACAAGATTCGGTTCTATCCATACCTTCAGGACAAGAACCGCTACGTCCTGGAGACTCCTGAAGGAAAGATCCTTCCACTCGGCAAGGACTGCCGCATGGCAAGAGCACACTTGAAGGCCTACGCTGAAACCTCAACGGTACTTACCTAATGGCTTGCTGCTCGCACATCGACAAGAATGCACCGAAGGGCTTCTGCGCAAACTGCATGTTCCCTCTGCGGCCACGGCAGATCATCGCAGAACCTGTAGGTAAGACTGTTGTCTCAATCGAATGTCGGTTTCTTGAAAGCACTGGACTGTCTCATACAGAGCTAGTCAGTGCTTCGCGCCATGTAGTTGATGACAAGTTCTTCTTCGTTGTCTTCCCTAACGGAATGAAACTTCATCCGAGCGTGCTATGAAGAACTCAGATGTAGTAGTAGATATCATGACAGGACTTGCGTTCTTGTGGGTTCTTGCTGTATGGATCTTTCACCTTACACGCTTTGGAGGTATCAAGTGACCCCGCCTGAGCGCGACCGGACGGACGCCGTAGGGCTCATCGTCGCGGAGCGCGCGCGGCAGAAGGCAGTCGAGGGGTGGACCGACGACCACGACGACGAGCACGATGACAACTCACTGGCTATCGTGGCCGCACTATACGCACTTCCGCCAGCGACACGCAGGCAGAAGGTACTCGACGAGACGCTGGCTCATGCCCTCTGGCCGAGTAGCTGGCACTGGTATTGGTGGAAGCCGAAGCCCCGCAATCGCGTGCGCGAGCTGGTGAAGGCGGGTGCACTCATCGTGGCAGAGATTGAGCGACTTCAACGCCGCGCGACGGAGGCCCCCAGTGTCTAACCCTGAGCGCGACCGCACGGAGGGGGAGCAGTTCTCACGGATGCACGCCGCAGGGATGCGCGTTGTGACCGAGACTGCTCTGAATGGCGTACACATCGCAACCGCTGAGGCGTGCGATAGCCTCGTGCGCGACATCCTCACCGCCGTTCTCGCTTCCCGCGTCCCGCCACACGAGACGGAAGCCGAGTTCGTGCAGGCGGTGGGTGATGAGTCCTCGGAGGTCCACCGTATCGTGCAGGACCTTCGGTCGCGTCCCGTCTTGCGCGACGTGGACGAGGCGATGCTGACCTACGTGGTGCAGGAGACGCGGCACCTCAGCGCCTCCCGCGTCCCGCCGAGCGCCGGAGGGGAGTTATGAGCGGCCGTAAATGTTCAGCGTGTTCACGCCTCGCAGTGCCGGGAAGTGAGTGGTGCGTAAAGTGCTACCCATCTCACGCCGGGGGCCCCGGGGAGGCGGTGGCGCGAACCAACTGGCTGTGCGAGTGCGGGCACATCAATCGCATAGTCGGGTCGGCGTGCGCCGCGTGTGGTCGCATCTACGCCACGCTCCACGCCGCGCCCCCGGTGGCGAGACGGGAGGGGCGGGATGACTAACGAAACAGACAAGCCTCGGATTCCTCTCCTCTCAGAGATTCCCTTCGAGCCTGAGTCGAGGGGCAAGTACGTTATCCTCACCAAGGATGTCATGCGGGTGACAAGCTCTACCGAAGGTTGTACCATCATGCGCTGGACGTATAGTTCATTCTTCGAGAAGATCATCGCCACTTATGAGGATACTAAGTGGGCTATCCAAGACTGGTGGAGGGACCTTAGATAATGGGCTCTTCTCCTTGGCCAGATGATCTGATCTCCCGTGTGGGAGTAAAGAACATCGTGGCCTATCGGCGCTTGTCAAAGGCAACCCTGTCCAACATAGACTTGTCAGGGTTCTCTGACGCCGAGCGCGCTCTCATCATCGAGCTTGGTACTGATGAGGACACGATAGATGATGATCTCAAGATCGCACATGAGATCATCGCTGCATCGTCTTCTTATCAGGACAAGCAAGATCTCCACCACCGCAGGCGTCTGTTCACCGCTGCCGCATGGCTCGCTGGTGCCTCGTGGAATCAGTTGGCTGCACTCTTCGTAGTCAACAAGTCATCCATCATTGCAAGCTCTGCCAAGCACTTACCTATGGATCGTCAATCTGCGCGTATCGCAGGGCGACAGTCCCTTGAGACCATCGCTGCATGGCTCCAGTGGTACAAGCTGAACTGGGACCTCATCCGAGAACTTCCCCCGGCAGAAATCGCCGAACGCTTCTTGACAATCCGAGATGACTAATCATGACTCTCATTGGACAGCTCATGCAACTGCATGGCTGATAGTTGTTCTGATCGGCTTCATCATCTATCACGCAGTTCGATACTTTGGGAGGCACTATGGATGAGAGAATCACAGCAGCGATTGATGTCCTGAAGCACGCACGAGATTTCCCTGCCAAGCGCTTCATTAATCCGCACATCAAGAACTCGATTGATAAGTGGGCCTCTGGAGAGGTGCCATACCTCGGAGACTTCCTTATGGCTGTGATGGAGGATAATCTCTCTGACGCCATAGACCATGCGGACAGGTATAACTTGATCACTCTCCCCTGTATCGTGCAGTACGTCTACATGCACGTACCTATCCGTGCTCGGCGCACAGGCGCTCGGACCTGGGCCAACTACCTCAAAGATCACAAGGAGGAAATCCCTATGCGATGACCACCTTTTATATTGGGGGTTGCGTAGAGGCGATCCTCATGTTATATTGGTAATCCCACGGCGGGAAAACAACTTTCCGGCCACCACATTCTCAGGAGTACAGCTCGATGCCACTCACCGTCCAAGCCCCAGAAGGCGCACACTTCGAGTTCGACGAAGTCAAGACCGCCAAGGGCACGCAGTCGCTCGGAGATGTTCCGATTCTCGTCTGGGATAATGCCCAGAAGATGATCGAGTTCTACGGGGAGCAGGGTGTTCTCGACATGGCTGATGGTACTTCCATCCGCGTGTCGGCTCAGTCCATCGCTCGTCGTCTGAAGGTCACCGGCAAGACCGATGACGAGATCGCCACGAAGCAGCTCGAGTTCAAGCCTGGCAAGCGGCAGGTTGGTGCTGCTACGCCTACGACTCGTGCGGCCAGCTCTGCCAAGAAGGCTTCCGAGAAGGTCTCGGGCGATACGCTCTCGAAGTTCCTCGAGAAGATCGCGTCTGGCGAGCTCTCCGAAGCGGATCTCGAAGCTCTGGCTGGTTAGTCCAGGGGGGTGGCCTAGAGCACCGTGGGTACTTCTCTAGGGAGCTTGCTGGTTTCTCGATAGAACCAGCTGGTGACGAGGTACGGAACGCTAGGGCCGGTTAGGACCCATCCGAGTTCAAGTCTCGGCGTCACCAATCTTTTCCATTAACGGAAATCTTTATCCGCTATTGCGTAGTACCGCGCCTCGTGTTATATTGTATCATCACCCCGACTCACGCCGCTGAGTTCCCACTCAACAGGGCCTATGCCACAGCACAAAATGTCTGAGTATGTCGCGCTGTTCGGAGACGAACACGCGGGTAGTGACCGTGAAGATGCAACAGGTGCAGACATCACCTTGCTTAGCGTCTTCATCCGTGATCTCGCAGATATCCAACAAGCGATCACTGGCATCTCAATCATTCGCAACAAGCGAAGCTCACACCTCGGCCTGACACCGGACCAGTTTGCTGCTCGTCAGCAGATCCTGTCCGCTGCTCGGGCCGTTCTTATTTCTGAGCGCAAGCAGCGTCTTGAGCAGATGTTCAACTACTGGAGCCAACAGCGTGGAGTCAAGTCCTCGACGACGACCGAATAGAAAACCCAAAGCTGGATGGTTTGTCGAGGTGCCGCCTGGTCTCAAGGCTGAGTTCAAAGCATACTTTCCATCCAGAGCTGCGATGACTAAGGTCACTATTGCGGCGATAAAGAATGCTATCAAGTGGGCGCAGGAAAACAATCTGCCGAGGACTGAAGATGGGCAAAGCTAAAGCAGGGACAGCACTGGAGACGTTGTATGAAGTAGATTCCAATGGATGCTGGCTTTGGCTTGGTGCTATTAGCAAGAACGGATATGGCTCTGTTAATGGTATGAGTGCACATAGAATGATGTACATTCTGAAGGTAGGTCCAGTACCAGAAGGGTTAGACTTGGACCATCTTTGTCGTGTTCGACGCTGTGTCAACCCAGAGCATTTAGACCCTGTAACAAGAAAAGAGAATCTCAATCGAGGGCTTGGTACTAAGTACTCGAATGAGAAGAAAGCAGAAGTTGTTAAGGTATTCCAAGATACTGGATACTCTACTCGACGACTAGCTGCACTCTTTGGGATTAGCAAGTCACAAATCCACGCCATTCTTAAGGAGATGTCAGTTTGAAAATCGACAACTTTGCATTGACAATGTATCAAACGTGCCCAGCTAAATACGATTTAAGGATGAACAAGGGTTGGACTCCGATGAGGCGCTCTGGCGCTCTTGGCTTTGGTGGAGCTATCCATGAAGGTCTCGCTGCATGGCATCGAGGTGATGGGCTTGCCGCTGCGCTCTACGCCATCGACAAGTCATGGCCTGAGAACTCTCCTATCGATGACTACCGGACCAAGGAGAAGTGTCTCTCCGTCATGATTGAGTACTCGAAGAAGTACCCTGAAGAAAACTTCAAGGTAGTCAAGGGTCCATCTGGTCCGCTGATCGAGGTACCGTTCACGCTGGATACAGGCATGTATCTGCCGTGTAAGCTCAGTAACCTTCCTCGGCCAGGAGAATCTGATGTCGAACCCGAGAGGCGTACCTGTGTGGGGTTGCCTTTGGACGATGATGTTTGCAGCTTGTGCCATCGTCCTTGTGAGCCCATCGAGTATGGTGGCATCTTCGACGGCGTGGTAGAGTACAGTGGTTCGGTCTACGTCCTCGAACATAAGTCTACCTCCATGCTGGGCGGCTCGTACTTCAATCAGTTCAAGCCGAACAACCAAGTCACTGGTTACGCATGGGCTGCTGCACAGATGTCTGGCCTTCCCGTGGGCGGAGCGATCATCAACGCTATCGGTGTGTACAAGGTCGGCAAGACCAAGTTCGAGCGCTCAATCACTTCTCGATTCCCTGAGGAGATCACTGAGTGGCTTGATAATGTCTACATGGTGTGTTGCCAGTTGAAGACCTCTCAGCTTCTCAACCATTGGTCTAAATCCACAGGTGCGTGTACACTGTATGGCCTGTGTGAGTATCACAGTGTCCATCAGCTGGCGCGGCAGAACGAGCGGCAGAAGCTTCTTGAGCAACAGTACATTCAAGAGCCTTGGGATTACGAACTCCGAGGCGGAACGGAGGTAGTCCCAAATGCCGACTAAGCACCAGCGCCGAGTGATGAATCCTGAGTACTATAAGAACCTAGCACTCGAAGCCATCGACGCGCTGGCGGACAAGTACCCAGGGAGCTCTAAGCCTTCTGTCATCAGATCAATGGTGCATACACTGTCTGATGATGTATTGAAGACTTGTCTCCTTGACAAGCGACTTCACAAGACTTTCATTGAGTTCATCGTCGATGAGCTTGCGGCTCGCCACCCTGAAGAAGGAGAAGCACTAATCGAGGAAACTCTTAATGCCTGAACTCATCCCTTTCATTATCTCTCTTCGTGGTATCGTCTACTGTAAAGATGAGGTCTCAGCAATTCTCGCGGCAGATGTGATTAAGACTGAAGGGGAAAAGCACCTCAGTGAAGAAGATGGTGACGAGCTGTATGTAGCACAAGTCACACAGCACCAAGCAGCTGTTGAACCGATGGAACTTGTTGATCGTCTTATCAGGTCCAGGAATGATCTCATCAAGACTCGAATCAAGCAATGCTGGGATGTTGCTCGGGAACTTGATGCGGTTATCTATGGCCTTAAGAAGCGTGCTCAGCCTCACGAGATAGGCGAGTACGACTATGGACATTTCATCTCTGTGGCGCACAAAATCCTTCAAGATGGAGAGTACCCGCATGAGTGACCAGTACCTACCGGGGCAAGAGGAACTTGAACTCCGGGCAGAACAGGCCGACGCACCAGACGATGATCTCGATCTGGACCTCGACCTAGATGATGAGGACGACGATGAAGATGAAGTCGATCTTTTCGGAGATGATCGTCCTTCGGACGCAGCCGACGAGGACCAAGATGAATGAGGCAATCGACAGACGCTGTGTAGTGTACGAAGGGGACCCTTTCAGAAACCCGCCCGTGTACAAGGGTTCAATGGAAGAGTGTCTCAACTGGTGCGAGGAGAACTGGAATAGCTACGAGCGTCTCGTAGTCTACCAGCCTGCTGTCGCGTTTGAGCGGCATCGGGAACTCCAGCGGTCAGTGACTTCAGTCACTCGTACCATGCTCATCGGTGATGATGAGGTGGTAGAAGATCCTCCGAAGTGCAAGTACACTCGACGTAAGAAGGTGAAGCGTGGCAAGCATTAAGGATTGGAAGCCAACTGAGCTGGTACAGGTCTTGGTCTTTGGTTCGTTCAAGGCAGGCAAGACCGCCGGCGCTGCTACGTTTCCAAGGCCGAACATTCTCGACTTCGATCAGGGCGTATCGACCCTCGCGTCTGATTGGTGGAAGAAGAAGTTCGGTGAGAAGGAGATTATCTACGAGTCGTTCAAGGAGACAAAGAAGAACCACCTTGGTGTAGTCACGGAGCCACATGCTTTCGATGACGCTTGCAAGTACTTTGACAAGTGCATGAAGCCTGACCTTCGTGACACGTTCGATACTTGGATTATCGACTCTGGTTCAATGCTTACCGAGTACGCCAACAACAAGGCGATCTACCTCCTCGGGGGCGTCATGCCAGGTGTCAAGTCCAACACTATGGAGATGGCCAAGAAGTTTGGCCTCGTCGCACCGAAGCAGCAGGACTTCGGAGCTGAGCGTTCGATGGCTGAACAGTTCATCCAGATGTGTCTCGACTCGAACAAGCACCTCGTTCTTGTCTGCCATGAGCAGGTGATCTCCAACGATGAAGGTATCGTCCAGTCTATCGGGCCGATGTTCACTGGCAAGTCGCGGCAGCTTATCCCGCTTAAGTTCAGCGAGGTCTACCGCATCAAGGTCCAGAAGCAAGGCTTGGAGATGAAGCGTAGCCTGATGACGCAGTCTGATGGAATCTCGCAGGTGGGCACTCGCCTAGGTGTCCCAGACGGTACGGAGTGGACCTGGGATGCTATCAACAAATCACTCCAAAACCTCAAGGAGAAGAAGTAATGCCTATCATCACCCCAGACCTTTCTGGCATTGGTCCTATCGAGCCTGGTACGTACGAAGCCGAGTGGCTGAGCGGCGACTACAAGACCTCCAAGGCCGGTAATCCCATGCTCGTGGGTCAGGTCGGAGTCACTGTTGGTGACAAGGTGAAGAATCGCATCGTGAACCTCGTCCTTGAGGGTCCTGGTGCTTTCAGCTTCGACCAGCTGCTTCGCGCCTGCCATCTCGATGAGATCGCAGACCACCTGAAGGACCCGAACGCAGATCACTCCTTCGACACCGATGTCCTCGTAGGCCAGAAGTTCCACGTTGTCGTCGAGGAGCAGATCTACAACGGGAACAAGCAGGATCAGATCAAGACGTATCTCCGCGCGTAACCTTTACGGGGTGGTGTCAGTTTTCCATAAATGGAACGCTGGCATCACCCCCTTCTTGGAGCTATGCAATGATTGTTACTCATGTGCTTCGTATCGGATTGACTGTCGAAGGCCTGGAACTCCTCACCGATGAAGCATCTGCTATGGGTGTGGTAGAGTCTTACAACGAAGGTTCGCCCGGCCGCAAGTGCATCGAAGGTCGGACGAGGCTTGGTACTATCACGCATGCCTGCTTCGACATGGCACAGGTTCTTCACGTTGCCACGATCGAGATTGATGCTGAGGCACGGGCTGAAATGGCAAAGGCTCAGAGCCTGTCTGTAGTCACTGAGAAGCCCTCAATCGTTCGGCCTCAGACATGAGTTACGAGCGTGTCCCTCTCGACCAGATTCAGATCAGCCGAGAGCGATATCGTGAAGTAACCAGTGACCTCTCGGGCCTCGTAGAATCTCTGAAAAAGTTTGGCCAGCTTCAGCCAATCATCCTCGATGCTAATGGTGAGCTGGTTGATGGCTTGCACAGAATCACGGCGGCTCGTGAAGCAGGCTGGACCGAGATCGATGCTGTTCGTCAGGGTGAGATTTCTATTCTCCTTGCGCGAGAGATCGAACTCGAAGTCAACATCCAGCGCACAGACATGACCTGGCAGGAGCGCGCGAAGGCTCTTGCTGATCTTGATAACCTCAAGCGCGCACAAGATCCTAACTGGACACAGAGTGCAACTGTGGCCCTGGCTAACGTGCGGCCAGCGGAAGTCTCTGAAGCGCACAAGCTCGTCAAGATGATGGAGCTCTTTCCCGAGATTGCCAAGAACGCAAAGAATCATACTCAGGCTGTCTCGATGGCTAATACGAAGGCCAAGCAGATCCTTCGGAAGGATGCAGTAAAGAACACTCCACTGGACTTCGCTGATCTAGAAAAGAAGATCATCCTCGGAGACTCAGTGGAAGTCATCAAGCGTGTGCCAGACAACTCGTTCCATGCTATCATTACCGATCCTCCTTTCGGTATCGACTATGATAAGCGCAGAGAGAACGACACCGCTTCGATGAACTCGTACAAGGATGATGCAGAGAACTATCGTCGGCTTCTCACAATGGCTCCAGATCTTTACCGTGTCCTTAAGCCCGATGGCTGGCTCATCTGGTTCTTTGGAATCTCATGGTACTCTGAAGTCAAGGAGGCGTTCCGTGATGCTGGGTTTACGGTTGATGAGATTCCGGTCGTCTGGGATAGGACGGAGGGTCGCACTTTCACTCTACGTCCTGATCGTTACTTCGCTCGTGGTTACGATGTTGCTATTCACGCTTTCAAGGGTACTCCACAGATAGTCCAGCGAGGTAAGCCGAATGTGCTGCGCATCCCTCCGGTGGGCGCGTCTGAGCTTATGGTTGAGCGACCTGTGGAGCTCTATGCCGAGCTTATCAGACGACTCACTGTCCCAGGCGAGATCGTCGCAGACTTCTTCGTGGGTTCAGGATCCTGCCCAGCGGCGGCTGCATCTACTGGCCGTGACTTCTTCGGAGTTGAGATGAACTCTGAACGCCGTGCTCATGCACTGCAGAAGATCAAGTCCTATACCAATCCGGAGGAGTAATGGAACATCGTGATGAGTTTGCAGTACACATGCTTAACACGCAAGGCAAGGAAAAAGCTACTGACATCGCAGATACTTTCAGTGTTCTTCTTGATGGCCTAGAACACATCTGCGGTACGGACGGTCGTGAGATGTCTATCGTTCGTACTAAGCTGGAAGAAGCTGCGTTCTTTGCTAAGAAGGCAATGGCGAAGCGTGCGGAGAATCAAGTCTAATGGCTATCTACTCTGAAGGTCCTCGTGATGCAAAGATTGTCATCCTTGGTGATGCGCCTGGCCTTAACGAGGTCAAACAGGGTAGACCATTCGTAGGGTACTCGGGTGAGTTGCTGGACCGTATGCTTGAGCGGTCTGGCATCTCTCGCCGAGAAGTCTTCCTTACGAATATCTGTCATCATCAGCCTCCTGGGGGACAGTTCAAGTGGTTCTCTAGCAAGGATGGTCAGGTCCACCTGATGCGTGGCTTGCTTCAGCTGAAGAAGGATCTCGTAGAAATCAAGCCTAACATCGTAACTGCACTAGGGGCTGAACCTCTTCGTGTCATGACGAAGAAGGCAGGCATCAATAACTGGCGTGGGTCTATCCTTGAGTCTACTTTTGTACCAGGGCTCAAGACTGTAGGCACATACCATCCTTCGCAGGTCATGCGGCTATACGATTACAAAGCGGTTGCTGAGTTTGATCTTCGTCGTGTAGCTGAGGAATCCACCTATCCGGAGATCATCCGGCCTAAGAGGGAATTAATCCTTGACCCAGCAGTTGAACTCCTCGATGGTCTCGTTCTCGAACTCCTCCAGGCTGAATGGCTCGGAGTCGATATTGAGTGCGTGGAAGATGGGCATGGCAGATGGAGGCTCTCTTGTGTTGGGTTTTCAGATACGGCAGAAAGAGCTGTCACAATCCCTTGCGACCATCCGCTCAAGATACATGCCATTCGCACCTTACTTGCTTCGCCTGTTCGTAAGGTTATGCAGAATGGCACCTTCGATACGACCGTTCTTCGTGACGAAGGTTATGAGGTCAACAACTTCGCTTGGGATACGATGCTTGGGCACCATGCACTGTACGCAGAGTGCGCTCGTGGTGAGGATGAACTCTCGAATCACACGAAGACTAAACGCACGGCAGCCTTCGCCAAGGGGCTGGCGTTCCAGACGTCTCTCTACACACGTGAGCCGAGGTATAAGGACGATGGCAAGATCTGGAAAAAGACGAATGACCTCCAGATGTTCTGGCGCTATAATGCGCTCGATGCTGTAGTTACACGAGAGATCCGAGATGTGCAGGAAAAAGAACTCCGTGAGATGGGAAACCTCGGTGTGCTTCGGCACTCCATGAGTCTCGTCGAACCTCTCATGTCGATGACTAGGCATGGGATTAAGGTTGATATACCTAAGCGCGATGCCATTCGAGCGAAGATCACTGGAGAGCTTGACAACCTCCAGTCATTCCTAGACAAGAGCGCTGGCCAGTCAATCAATGCTTCATCACCGGATGTGAAGTGGCTTGTGTACGATAAGCTTGGTCTGCCTAAGCAGTACAAGAAGCGGCCTAATGGTACACAGACAGTCACTGCAGATGAGGATGCGCTGATTAAGTTGTCAGCTAAGCATCCGAATCCTCTGCTCATGACTATCTTGAAAATCCGTCAGCGGAGGAAACTCATTGAAACGTACCTTGATGTGGCAATCGATAGCGACGGTCGGATGCGCTGTTCGTTTGATATTACTGGTACTCGTAGTGGTAGGCTTTCTTCCCGCGCTTCGATTTATGGGTCGGGAACAAACCTGCAGAACATTCCTGAGAACCTACGTGAGATGTTCATTGCAGACCCTGGCATGGTCTTCATCTATCGCGACTTCTCTCAGGCTGAAGCACGGGTGGTAGCAGCACTGGCTAACGATAGGTACCTGCTGGAACTCTTTGCCGATCCCTCGCGAGACATTCACAAGGAGACCGCGGCAAAGATCTTTGGTATCCCGCTAGATCAAGTCACTGATGTTCAACGATACCTCGGCAAGAAAGTCCGCCATGCAGTTAACTATGGCATGGACGCTCGCCGCTTCGTGGAGGTTGTAAATAAAGATGCCGAAGAAACTGGCATTACTATCACTGAATCTCTTGCCCGAAAAGTCATCGACGGATTCTGGCTCCTTCACCCTAACCACAAATCAGTTTATTGGGCAACAGTTGATAAGGAGCTCCGTTACTCCCGTACACTTACCACCCCCTTTGGTCGGAAGCGAACGTTCTTTAGCCGAATGGATGACAAGTTGTCTAGAGAGGGATACTCATACATTCCTCAGAGCACTATTGGTTGGCTGTGCAACGAAGCCGTCGCGAATATCTATGAAAGAGTGCAGATTAGTAGAGCAGATCTTAGGGCTCAGTTGATGTTGCAGGTGCATGACTCGATCCTGGTTCAGTGCCCTAAGGAACATGTACGAGAAGTCAATGACCTGATGACCGAGTGCATGACGATTCCGTTCGAGTGCAATGGGCATCAGATCCTTATCCCCACTGACTCCAAGGTCGGCTACAACTGGGGAAACAGGAGTAAGGATGGCCTCACTAATCCGATGGGGCTCAGAGACATTTCCAAGTGGGAGGACTGATGGAGCAGGACCAACTGAAGGCTCTCTACTTTGCATTCTGCGTAGGGTTCTTCCAGAATAACTATTTCGCACCAAAGCTTCAGGACCATGATAAGTACATTACCAAGTTGAAGCGCTTGTTCAGAACCTACTGCAACAAGGCTTATCAGGTCGATCCTATTCAACTTGAGTACATGACTCCTGATCTATGGAACGACTGGACTTGGGAAGCCCTTATGCTGGATGAGGAGCTGCGTGCAACGTGACACGTAAACTCCCCAACTGGCTGCAGGCATATCTAGCATACACAGCTGAAAGTGAGTCTCCGGATGAGTACCACACCTGGGTGGGTATCTCGTCTATCGCTGCGGTCCTTAGGCGACGTGTATTCTTTGATATGGGTTACTTCTTGGTGTACCCTAACATGTACATCGTCCTTGTAAGCCCTGCTGGGAGGTGTAAGAAATCCACTGCAATGCGCATGGGAAAGAGTCTGTTCACGCAGATTCCAGACATCGAGTTCAGTGCCGATTCTACCACACGAGAGAGATTTATTCAGGACCTCTCAATGGCACATAAGCAGGAGCAGTCCGCGTTAACTGTTCACTCCAGTGAGTTCGCTTCAATGCTGACAAGCTCTGGTATGGACATGGTAGTGTTCCTTACCGACATCTTCGACTCGCCCCTCGAATGGAGTCACAAGACCAAGGCATCAGGAACACAGAAGATCAAAGCACCTTACTTGAATATGCTCGCAGGTACCACGCCAGACTGGATCGCTAAGGCAATGCCGCTTGACACTATCGGCATTGGTCTGACCAGTCGGATTATCTTTATCTACCATGATACTCCGCGTATTCGAGATCCGATTCCGAAGCTCAGTCCAGAGCAAGTCGCTCTTGGGCATCTCCTGGTAACTGACCTTCAAGCTATCGCAAGGATTAACGGAGAGTACAAGTTCTCTCCAGACGCAAATGATCTCTACACACGATGGTATAGAGATCGCACTCAACACCCTAACCCGACAGGTGACCCTCGGCTAAATGGATTCTACGAACGTAAGCCTATTCATCTAATTAAACTCGCAATGATTGTAGCTGCTAGCATGCGAGATGAGACTTTGATAGAACTAGAAGACCTTGAAGCCGCAATGAAACTGTTCGATCAGGCAGAGTCTAAAATGCCTAGGGTCTTCGCTAACGTTGGTAAGAATCCACTCGCCGTGGACATCGAAGATACACTCGCTGTTGTTCTCAGTCGGCCTGACGGTGTGACGAAAGCCGAACTCATCAATATGTTCAAGCATTCTGTACGGATGGAAGAGATGTTCGAGGTGCTTGACACACTGGTAGTCATCGGAAAGATTCGTCTCAACGGTACCAAGTACTATCCGGTTGCCGAGTAATAGAAAAGGACCGAGGGCTCTATGGCTCCCGGTCCTTTTCCATTTCCGGAAAAGTGTCTATCTCGGTCTCATTCCATCAGTGATTAGGTTAGCAACTCTCAACCTCTCCTCGATCATCTTGATGAAGTGCGCCTCGACAGACTTCTGATACTGTTTCGATGTCGTCTTATCCGGCATCCTTCGCAGATCGTCAATCGCACGGCGTAGATTAGCGATGTCCTCCCTCGCACTACTATGCACCGGTGCCATCTGAATCTGTGTGATGTTATCCTCTACAAAGTCCGCGATCAGGTCTGGCTTGTTCTTAGTGATCCATCTTAGATCAGCCGCAACCTGCATGACCTTTGCGTCTCGCGTGTAGAAGGTTTGTACCTCCCTCACATTCATTGAAGGATAGGCCTGTACCAATCTCCCGATGATTGGGAGTTCTTCCTTGGGCGGCAAGAACCCGCTGTTGCCGTACTCCATCGCCGCACCAATCAGCCTCACCCCATCCTGCCCCAGCATCCCCGCCAGCTGCCCTACCACGTAGTCCGCCCCCGCCGGACTCATCCCCCGCCTCGCAGCAGTTCCGATTACGCCGTCTCCCCCCACCCTACTCGACAACGGAGCCAGCGCATCCGCCACGACCCTTGCGGGGAGAGATGCCTTGTCATAGCCCTGGAGAGCTGGACTCATGGCCTCATCACCTCGTGGAGTCAGCGGTGCGTTCAGGCCGAGAGACTTGCCTGCCCAGAGGCTATAAGGTACAACACCGATCTGAGGAAGCATATTAACTGACACATCGTTAGACATGCCTTCAAGCCAACGTCCGAGAGCTTCTGGATCCTCTGCCTGTAGCTGATCTAGAATATTCTCGACAGTTGTACCAAAGATCTGCCCAATCACATGAGGCTTACGATGCTTAGTAATAGTACCATCAGGAAGTCGAATGAACCAGTAACGCTGACCACCTGTAGTTCTACGAAGCTGATTGATCTCCTCATCATCCTTCTGAGCATGCCACAGTGCAATCGATGGTACAGCAATATAAGCAAACCCCTTCGTCATAAAGCTAAGTGCACCTGCCGCACGGCTAGACGTGGCTGCCTGAGCTGCTGTACGAAGAGTCTTATCTCCGATCTTACCTGCTGATCTATTCGCTGCTTGAAAGAGTTTTCCAGTTTGAGTCTTGTTGTACTCAGGTGCATGAAGTCCAACTCCAAGCTCCTTGACAGTCTTCAAAATACCAGCGAGTGCCGGTCGAGAAAATAGAGTCATCTGATGCAAGGATCGAACTGCGTTCAATGAACCCTGCATACGAAGATTACCTGTAACCTCATGTGCAGCGTAGACAGCCTGTAAGGTGCTCTCTCCATGATCAAGTGCTCGGAGATACTCTCCTACCCGAGGAGCTTCCATGAGCGGATACAAGAACGCCTTGTACGCACGCCCAATAGACATCTCCTTAATGTTACGCACAGCGGTATCTATAACGTTATCTCCCTTGGCCCTTAGGGCTTGCAACGCGGTGTTAGGGTTAGTGTAATCCAACTGTGCAATCGAGCCAGGACCACCTGCGTCGATCATCTTCTGGTACTGTGGAGAGTTCGACATCGAGTGGTACCAGCCTCTGATATTATCAATACCTGGCCGAAATCCATACTTTGAGTTTACAGCTGCGAGGAAGTTATCCATGAATGCCTGATTCCACGCAAAGATTGGATTCAGAACTGTTCCTCGGGCTGCAACTCTTGTCGGAACTCCAAGAACCTTCCAAAGCATATCAATCTCAGACGGCATCATTGACTTCATAGCCTCGAAGATATCAGGTCTTTCAATCACGTAGCTATGCAACTGTCCGTTTCGATAAGCAGTAAGAATCCCTGACTTGCCGAGAACAGTATCATCGTCTACGTAAGCAAGCAATGACTTTGCATCAGCTTCTGAAAGCTTCGTTGTCCTCATGAAAGTACGAAGAGCATCACCGGACAACATCTGATCGATTGTAGCTGCCTTCGTACCAGACTTGTTAACAGGTCGAAGGATCTCACGCTGTGCAGCAAGTGGAAGAGCCTCTACAGTACTGACCAGAGATTCAACCAACTGCCCATACTCAGCTGCGCGAAGCATCCTTCGAGTCATATCAACTGAAACTTCGTAAGGATTCAATACAGCCTTCTTACTTCCACGCTTACGGCCATGAAGCGTATTAGGTGCATTGATCTTTTCCTTACCTCTCTTCGTAGCATTGATACGGTCGAGCTGTTCTACGATTCGATGGAAAGGAGTGTACCAGTCTTCAGTACCCATTTTCTGAAGGCCGTCAAGAGACAGCCGACCAGCCTTATGAAGCACAAGTGCTGTTGCAATGTTGTACTTACGAAGCTCCTTTACAGCAAGCCGCAGCTTCGGATGTGCGCTACGGATAAGAGCTTCTCTTGTTGCAACATCCATAGGCACAGGTCCACGGCCTGCACCTTCAAGACTTGCGTATGCAACAGCAAGATCACCGAGAGCATACTTATCACCCTCGGCAAGTTCAAGAACCTGGGCAAGGGTTAGAGGTGCTCCGCCTGTCTCAGGATCAACCTTAATACCGTGAGCAAGAAGTATATCGTTAGTAATCTGAATAGGCTCTCCGTTCTCTACGTAAGTCAACGGACGATGGCCTGCAAGGAATGCTTCTGTACGAGCAATCCAAGTACCGAAGAGCGATGCGAGCTTGAACGGATTATTCTCAGCAGGTGCTTCTTTCTTACCTACACGCTCGACGAAGGTTTCAAGACCTTCTGTTGACTGGAAGAGGTTCTGATAGATCCTATGCACACGAGAGCCAGCACTATTGTAGAACTCTCTCATGCGTTCCATGTAAGGTCTATCCGGCGGATTGATCTCATCCATTGAATAGACAACCTTCTCAATCCCAACCTGATTACGGCCAGGGAGGAGGTTAGAAATCTTCGGCTTACGAAGAGCATTACGACGAGCACGCAGATAGTTAGCTCCAGCGATTGTACCTGCTGAACCTAGACCCCACATAAAAGCTCGATCGAGGCGCTCCTCATGTGTCATGTCCTCAGAACCTGGTCCAAAGTAACCTGTCGCATAGCCACCGAGAAAAGCACCTACCGCGGGATGAGACTGAAGCTTAATCCCTTGAGTAGGCGTCGGAGGCATATCATCAGGACCTTGCGGAGGAGTAGCATCTCGCTTGGTCTTTTCTGTGATAAGAGCTGACAGGCGCTTACGGAAGACAGCTACCTTATCCGGTTCAGGTGAGCCGTCGATATCATACTTGATTCGATCGATCTGAGTATCGAGGTCTGTGTTAGAGAGCTTACTCGGTGCCGCACGGAACTTGACAGGATCAATAGGAGGAGGCTCAGAACCAGAGATCACAGGTTCTGGAGTAGCTACCGGCTGTGCTGCTACCTCAGGAGCCTGAAAGTCAGGTCCTTGGAGAGTTCCAGTCTTCCTCCCATTAATCTCCGCCAGGATAGCATCCATAGCGGCCTGAGTTTCCTTCGGTACCTTCTTACCAAAAGCTTCGATCTCTGCCTGGGTCTGGTCTCGAAGGTCTAGAAGAGCACCACCCTCAAGATCAGCATACGGTCGAGTGTTGACAGGTTCTTCAGCAGGAACTTCTGCCTTAGTCTTCTTACCTTTCTTCACCGTAGCCAGCTGTTCTCTCCGATTGATCTCTGCTGTAAGCTCCTGCAGATCAGCAACCTTACCCGCGTACTCAGGAGAGTTCGGGTCCATATTATCCAGTTTAGCCAGAAGCTTATCATCAAGCTTACCAAGCTGACCCTTAGTCATCTTGCCATACTTAGCACTAATTGCGGGTAGTGCGGATGGTGAACTGGACGGTTGTGTTCCGGTGGGGTCTGGCAGTGGTGCGGGGGTGGGAGGGGCAACTGCGGTGGGGCTGGGTGAGGCGGCAGTGCGGACGGTCTCGTACCCGAGATTGGCAATCTGTGCAACGAGTTCTTCGTTGAGCTTAGTGCCTGTCGGAGCCACGAGCTTAGGCCGCCCGCTGATGTCCAGGTCTATAGGATTAACTACATCCTCTGCAAGGACCTTACCAACAGCGTCGAAGATGGTTGCAATAGACGACTTCGGGGCATCCGCTTTTCCAGAAATGGAACCCTGTGGATCGATGGCTGGAGGCGTGTTAATATCGGCTCCAGGACCCCCCATAATGGCCCCAGGTTGCCCCACAATCGATTGAGCGGCATCGGTTGGGGGGTTAGGTACCCTCGAACTCCGCTGGGGTGCGGGGGCATTGATCGCTTGCGTAGATGTTGGAGTACCACCCATCGCACGAAGCTGAGCCTCTAGATCGGTCAGCAACGGTGCCATGTGTGGAGACTCGAGAATCCGTCCCTTCAACACCCCGATGGTGTACTCCAGTTCCTCGCGTGGAGACTTGGGTCTGACATTAGATAGGTGCGCTGACAGCTCTTCCGTGAGCTGTGGCACAGGCTTGGAAGAATCATACTGGAGGCCTGCTTCAGCGTAACGCTTTTGCAGATCCTTACGCAGCATGAACTCCTGAACCTCAGGCGAGAGCTTAGGCGCAGCCTCTGCCTGCATCGAAGCAATGGCACTCTTCCCGACAGGGGCCTTAGGCGGTGTAGTCTGTGGCGTGTTCTTAGCAATGATATTCTCCATTGCCTGTGCCAGTCCTGCGGCCTGAGCATCCTGAGGATTCTTAGCAAGCTCCGCCTTAGCCCGAGCAAGTTCTTGATGCGCGGCCTTGAGTTGATCTTCTGTCGCGGTGGGCGGAGCTTCTACAGGAGCGGTTTGTTGAGGAACCGCCTTTGCGTAGATTTCATTCTTTGCTTCGTTGCTAAGATCACTCCACTTCTTGTCAGGGTTAGCCTTCTTCCAAGCCTCACGAGCGTCCGTCTTAGCCTTAGTCTTGGCCTTCCGCTCTGCAGCATCAGCCTTGGCCTTCTGATTACCTGCAAGGATCTCAGCGTCACGCTTAATCATTTCATCCCGTGCAGGAATGTCAGCAGTCTTAGGTGCCTGAGGATTATCCCTGAACACTGGCTGCCTCATAGCCCCACCGAATACAGCATCAGCGCCTAGTCCAATCCCTAGCACCTTAAGCTTGTCTTCAGTTGTCCCTTCGATCCCGGCAGCCTGCAACGCGTTGATAGGCGCACCTGCAATCACGTTGCCGGCTGCACCAGATGCTACACGGCCAGCAGTGCTCTTTGCATTTGCACCTGTGAGGATCGGCTTAAGCACCTTACCAATCACAGGAGCACTCGCAAGAGCCTTCCCTGTCAGATTCGCTACCGGCCCATACGCCGGAGCGCCTGCAGCAATACCGCCTGCAAACTCTCCGATGAGGCCTGTGCCGCCTTGAGGATCAAAGAACTCTCGAGTTGTGGCTACGTTCTCTTGAAGCTTTGCCCTACCTCGTTCAGCTAGATCTGACCCCATCAAATCAGGGATCGTTAGAGCCATATCCGCTGCCAGAGGCCCAGCCGCTGCAATACCAGCACCTACACCTCGAACAAGATCTGAACCATGGCCTGAACCTGCGGGCTCTACTGGACCTTCATACCAAGGCATTCTACCCGCGATAGTAGCCTTCTTTACAGCATCGCGTTCAGCCTGGCGTTCTTTGGTTACAGGTCTCGTCCATCCAGTCTGCTGCTTCTTGAGATTCCCGATGAGATTATCGAGATGAGCCTTTCGCTTAGGGTCAGCCGTCTGATCCCTTAGCTGTTCAAGCTTGTAGATATTCTCAGCAATGTTCTCATGCTCGACACTCGCACGGCCTGTCGCGGTGCCCTGCCGAAGTTCATTGCTAGTCCCCTCAAAGAACGGATGGTCACTGGCGTCTGTGAAGAACGGATGGCTCATGGGGAAACTCCAAGCCGCGAAGCGATAGTTGCTTTATCCTGCGGAGTGAGAGTAGCCTTCTTAGAATCAAACCATGCTTGACGTTGCGCCTGAGGGATTTGCTTGCCAACCTGAACCGCACGCGAAATATCTTCTGGTGACATAGGAGTTCCCATTGCACCTGAACCTCCTTGGTTAGGTGTACCACCACCGCCAGTACCTGCACTAGGCGCAAGACTCTGGATGTATGCCTGAGACTCTGGCGAGAGATTAAGCTGACCACCTGGCATAGTGCCAGAGATCTCATTCAGGGCCTGTTCCAGTCGATACTTCTCCATCAGTGCGTTAGCAACTTCAGGCATGTAACTTGGTGATCCAGGAGTTGTGAATGTCTTTGCAGTCTCTTCCGTAAGCGACTCAGCCCAGTCGATATTCTTGAACAGTGCCTCCTTACGAGCCTGCAACAGTCTTGCCCACTGAACAGTCTGATCTGCTCCACCGCCAGAGTTCGCTGCTCGTGTGGTAAGAGCTCTCAGTTCAACCTGGCGCTGAATCACATCCTGTACAGCCTTGGCGAAGTGAGACCTTGCCCATGTCTGAAGGCCTGGGTCATCTACTCCCATATCACCAGAAGCTTTCTGCTCTTCCATCCATGTGTTGTATGCTGTCGTAGCGATCAGCTGGGGGAATTTTTCTACATTCACCCCAGAGTTAATCGCATCAGCAACATAGCGTTCTGCAGCGGACTGAATAGGAGCCTGATACTGCTCAAACCCTGTCACCTGACCTTCGATAGTGGCCTTCTTGCCAGCAGTCCTCTCCACAGCCATCTGATCTGCTGTGGGCATTCCTGCAAGTCTGCGCTGGTCATCAGACCATGGCTTAGGCATCACCAGAGGTGCTCCTGGTGCTACCATGCCACGCATATCAGGAGCCCCCATAGGCATATCTGCAATCCGAGTTGCACGCTCTTGCTGCGAAGGCCTGAACACCATGCCTCGATTCTGAGCGATCGGATTAGAGTTAGCCTCATTAGAGAATACAGTACCTGACTGTACTCCTTGAGCAAGCATGTTCAGCAGCGCAAGGTCTTCCTGTTGTTTACGGATAGCTTCTCTTTCATCACGCTGGAGTCGATCGTCTCGTGCGCCCATGAAGTTTCCATGACCACGCTGAAGAGCATCCCCAACGTAATCCCAGATACTGTCGATTCTCGGAATAGTCATAGATCACCCCGTCTTGGCAGGAGCAGCAGCCGCTGGACGAGCTCCGAAGTATGAACCAGCTATACCTGCAAGCGGTCCAAGGATCTCGCCAATACCACCTGACTGTACAATCTGGCTCGGACCAACACCCTGGCCAGACATCTGAAGCAACATCTGCATGAAGCGCTGTGCGTTATTCTGAGCGTTCGAGTTCTCCTGGCCATACTGTGCCATAGCGAGTTGGTTCAACAGGCTACCAAGTGTCGCATTCTGCTCGCCGAGCGATCTATTCACAGCACTTCCAAGGTTATTTGCGTAACCTGTTCCGGTCAGATTGCCAGAGGATTCTTTGGCCTGTGCCAGCGCCATAGCCCTGTTCTGGTTGAACATATCATCGTACATATTACGAACTGTGCTAAACAACGCTCCGTTAGGATCAGCAAAAGAATCGAGGCTCGGACCACTCTGGAACATGTTAGAGTTCAGCATGTTCAGGAAGTTATCCGATGCTCCCATGTCTTGCTTATACTGTCCCTGCAACTGTTTGCCGAGATTACCGAACATAGTAATCCCGTTCGTAGCAAGCTTATCATAAGGCGTGACAGCCCTATTTGAGTTCATCCAGGACTGGTTGTAAGGGTTGTTTCCCAGATTACCACCTCGGCCTGGCCCAACGTTACCACTCTGCAATGCGTCCAGAATGGAACCCCTCAGAGGCATGATCTCGTCTGGGGTCGTGGACATCTTCTTCGTTGTAGCGCCCATTATAGCACCTCTGATCTAAGGATTCCAAGGATCTGCTCGTCGACCCACTTATTACCCATCAGCAGTGATTCTCTCTTACGGCCTTCTTCTTTGAACCCGATATGCTTTGCTAGTCGAATCACTGCATAGTATATCGAAGGTACCGTCGCGGTGAGCCGTCGGTAGGCAAACTGTCGAAATATCCACTCCATCGTTAGCTGGCAGAGCCTTGCTTTCTCCGCCGGCTTTCGATCGAAGAACACAATGTGCACATCTGCATCGATGAGCCTTTGTGTGTTAGTGAGGTACATCACACCGATGAGTTCCTCATCCTCATCCACCACTTCCATCCAGAAAGAATCTTGACTCAACAGGATGATCTCAAAGTTCTTGGTATCTCCGCGAGTCATGTCGCTAAACAACGAGTGGTACGTTGAAAGCTTCTCCCAAAGCTGCTGGAGACGTTCTAATGTTAGGCTCAAATGTCGAACCTTCCAAGGTCCATGCTCCGCGATGAGAGTGTTTTCTTCTGTAGTGGTTTCCATGAGGTTATGCGATGAAGGTGGCGTCGGTCAAGATTCCACCGACGAATGTAAGCGAGTAATCTGCTGCATTGAGTGGGCCAGCACTAACTCCAGGAGTACCATTCACATTGAAGCCTGAAGCACCTGAGCGGATGATTCCAGTGGAAGTAAGGTTAACAACACCTGTGATATTATTTGAGTCATCAATAATAACACTACTGTTCTGGATCGTTTTACCGCCTGTGCCGTTGAAGCGAGCAATAGCATTATCTGTCGCAGACCCTGGTCCTACGACATCACCAGAACCTGCTGTAGTAATGACTAGATCACCACTTGCATTTGCACCGACTACTCGTGTACCAACACCTGCAAGATCTGCGATTGTAGCAACACCTGCACCACTAATCGTGAGTCGCGTTGTACCATTTGTAGACAACGTGATTGAAGCACTTGCAGTTGTAATAATACTGATTGCACCAATCGTGTTAGCAAGATTCATCAAGCCTGACGATGCCGCTGTATAGCCAAGCCATCCCTTATTTGTACCTGCACGCTGGAAGGCCAGCCATGAAGTCATTGCTGCGTCTGATCCTGAGACATTATCATTCAGATGAAGCAGTTCAGCTGATCCATTCAACTTCAAAATGTTACCAATGATGGTAGCAGTGCTGTTCTGAATCAACTTGCCAGTTGCACCATCAAAGGTTGCAATAGCATCATCAGTTGCTGAGCCTGGGCCTACAACGTCACCTGAACCACTTGAGGTAGCAAAGGGTCCAACTGTTGCACCGTTAATCCGAGCAAACAGGCCTGATGTCGTTGTCCAGAGATCTCCATTAACTGGTGCGCTTGGAGCTGCTCCATGCGGAAGCCGGAAACCTGATCCGCCTGAAGCGCTGGCTGTTGTTAGGATACGACCAGCACTCATCGTGAGATCACCTGTCGTCACCGTGACAGAACCTCCAATGCTTGCGCCCCCGCCCAGGCTGGCACCTCCAGCAGTTACAGTCAAGCCATTGCTAATAGTAGCTGACAAGAATGTAACGCCAGCTACTGTCATCGTCATTACGTTCGTCCACGAAGTCAGCGCAGCAGCAGCACCTGTTGACAGCGGTGCAAAGTTCCACTTCGCCCACTGTCCTGACTCTGTTCCATTCCCCTTCATCAGCAGCACATGTCCAGCATTATTATTTGCACCTGCTGCGTTAATGTAAGTCCAGTTCGAGGCAGTCTCAATATTTCCTGAGCCGCCATACTTTAAGTTCACGGCCAGTGTAACAGCTTCATGAAAGTTCGTTCCTTCTAACGTGCCGCGAATAGTAGAGTTTCCGTCTTGCGTTAGATCGATCGAACCCTGTACATTTGCTGAGCCATTAAAGCTCTGTCCCCAGATTGTACGTGACGTTTGCAGGGTCGTCGCTGTTGATGCGTTGCCTGTGAGATTGCCGACGACTCCGCCCGACGCAGTGAGTACTCCAGTCGCGCCCAATGTGCCTCCAACCGTGACGTTACTTGAGAACGCTCCAGTCGTCACACTACTGAGTGCGCCGCTGACATTTGCTGAGCCATTAAAGCTCTGTCCCCAAATCGTACGCGTTGTTTCGAGTATTGTTGCCTCGTTAGCGAGCAATGCCACATCAGCCAGCAGAGCTTCATCGGCTGTTCCTTGTAGATCGCCGACGAAGAGAGATGCAGTCACCGCGCTTGAAGACACGGTGAACCACGGCACGTCAGCGAGATCGGCCGTGTCGCGAATCGCGAAGGTGTTCGCCGCACCCTGGCCGATATACACTGTGCCTGACGTAGTGCCGAACGCGATGCTCGAGTTGGTGGCTGACGAGGTGCGCGTGACCATAATGCTGTTCGCGTTCGTCGTCGTGAACGTGAGCAAACCACTCATCCCGATCGTAGTTACACCTGTCAGAGCACCTATTACATTAGCCGTACCATCAAAGTTCTGACCCCAGATTGTCCGTGTATTCTGCAATGCTGTTGCTGTTGCTGCGTTCCCTGTCGTAGATCCAGAACTTCCTGTGATTGAACCACTAATCGTCTGTGAGAACGTTATCACACCAGTCGTGTGATTGATGCTGTAGATTGCCTGCACTGTGGTGTTATTATCCAGTACAGAACGCAGGTCCAAAGCTCCTGTCGTACCATCAATACGGAAGGACCACTCCCGCTGATTAACCGTCCCATCAGACGCACGAAGATTTAAGATTGTTGACGCAGGTGCGTACAGAGTAGTACGTCCTGCAACACTAAGTGTGCCAAGAACTGACACATTACCGTTTGCAGGATCAATATTAAAGCGTTGAACACCGCCTGAATCAACTAAGGCTGCATGGTCAGAAGGATTTAGCCCCCATCCGTACATTGTGGTTCCTGAGCGCTGGAAGCTTAGGATCCGTAGTGTACTAGCAGATGAGTCACGGTTGAGAATCGCTAAATCTGCTGATGTTCCAGTTGCAGTAAACCGTGTGCCTGAGCCTGAAGATATCGTAATAGGAGTTGCAAAAGTAACTAGTGAATCTCCAATAGTAACCTTTACAACATTATTACGCTCAAGAATAAGATCAGTCGCACTTCCAGAATCTAGAATAGGCGCACGAAACTGTGTAGCATCAACGAATGAAGTAAACACCGCCGAACCGCTACTAGCAATGGTAAGGCGTACAACTCCGTTAGTTGCCATCGTGATAATGTTGGCACCTAGTGCATTGAGTTGCAGCGTACCACTGTTACTGACAATCGGTGTGCTTACTGAAGTTGAGAAGGCTCCTGTAGTAGCACCTGACAGAGCACCGCTTACATTAGCCGTACCATTGAAGTTCTGACCCCAAATAGTACGTGTGTTAAGAAGTGCAGTTGCAGTCGCAGCATTACCTGTAGTTGAGCCAGAGCTCCCGCTAATCGAGATCGCCCAAGTGCCAGTTGCACCTGTGCCATCATGCTGAGTCCACCTCGCATCACCAAGCGAGTTGAAATCAGTAATCCCATAGCCAGCGATTGTCGTTGGAGTACCTGTAATCTTACCCCAGGCCAAACTAGCTAGCCATGCAGGATCTACATAAGACCCTGTAGTATACACCCCATTCGTGACAGTATCGGCATTACCTGCGAGATCTCCAATGAAGCTAGGTGCTGTAACTGCACCAGAGAAGTCACCTGTGGTAGCTCCTGAGAATGCACCTAGAACATCAGCTGTACCATCGAAAGACTGGCCCCAGATAGTTCTAGCCGTCTGCAATGCAGCAGCCTGAAGTGCCAGACTTGCTGTGCCGATCAGATCACCTGTAAAGAACGGTGAAGTTACACCAACAGAGAAATCACCTGTGATAGCCGACAGGTCATTAATCCCTGCGATGTTATTACTAGCATCAATCAGAATCCCACTATCCTTCAACAGCGCGCCTGATGTACCATCCCACCTGGCAATGGCTGAATCAGTAGCGCTTGCAGGACCTACGACATAGCCCACTCCGGGTAGGCCCGCTTGCTCAATCTGGTTGAAAGCTTGAATAAGCTGGCGTACCCTGAGCGGAATATCTCGTTCACTTACAAGTTGTGAAATCTGCATTTACTTTTCCGTTAATGGAAAACTACAGATTCACCGGAGCGCCCGGCAATGTGCTTGCATGTACAGCAATCAGTTCAAGCCCCACGGCATCAGTCGCAGCAAGTCGAATCATGAACTGCGGTCTTTCCACAGTTCGTCGAAAAACGCCAAGACGAGGGGCAGTAGTAGACAGCAGAGTAACACTACCATATCCTTCCCACGTTCCACCGCCGTCAGTAGAGATCTCAATGACGACATCGATACTCCTTGTGGAAGTATACTCAAGCTGAAGATTCAGCATGCTGACCCTATTCAACGGACCCGCCGGCTGAACCAAACCTGTCCAGATTTCTGCAGGAACGACCTGAGTGCTTCCTGCAGTGGTCATGTCAGTGGTGCCTGCTTCAGACTCTCTCCCTACGTACCTGGCCCCATTTGCAAAGAGAATCCCAGGAGTACGTCCGAGAAGTCCCAACTGATTAATCGGTCCGGTAAGATCATTGATCGTACCTGTGAGCTCGTTAATCGTCAGGGTTGCTTGGGCATTTCCTGTAGCCATCCTACGCACTACAAACGGGAACACATCCTTATGCCAGGTCTGCGTGAGGAACTTGTACCTCCACACGATAGACTCAGTACTCACCGTCGTCGGAGGAACATAGAGTCTATACTCCATATTCTTCGAGTCGTACACACCGACAGCGTTCTGAGGCTTATAAGCCTGACCGATCAACTCCTTACGAATCGGCAGACCAATCGACTGGATTCCAGAAGGACTCACAACAACTACATCCTCTCTTCCAAGCATTGCGACTTGCTGATTAGGCATAGGTGCAATACTTGCAGGCGAGTCTGTACCCTCCGTAAACCGATGGAAGAAGTTAAACGGAGTGTCTACAAGTCCTGTCAGCTGCATAATCCAGATCGAGTTCGATCGGATAATCAGTGCTTCAGTGTCTGTCAGAGGAACAATGCCATGCTGAATATCGACCACACCTCCAGGCGCAGACAGCATATCATCATTACCAGATCCTAAGCCTGCCCAATCAGTGTTGTCATTCTTCACTGACCACTGCACTCTGGTCGGTTCCCCTGAGATATTTGATACGATCACTCGTCCGCCGAACACAGTAAGATGCTTACCAGCCGGCGCATCTGCAATAAGTGTGTAAGACTTAGTCGCAAGATTCAGCTCGTAAACACCTACCAGTGGATCATTGAACATCAACTTGCCTGCCCACGAAGAGAACTCAACAAAAGCATACTCAGGGATAGCAAGGGTAGGCCCTGTGCAAACCACCCAAGCATTTCCACTGAATACCTCAACGCCATCAGTTCTCACACGAACAGGATACTCCACAGCAGACTCATCACTAGCATTAACTAGCCCAGTGATGTCGCTACTTGCCTGTGCTCCGATAACTCCAACCCCGCCGCGAGAGATCAGTCGGCCTGCTACGGTGAGTTTGAAGTTCTCTACATATCGAATCTTATCAGGACCAAGTCGGCTAAGTGGAGTTTCTAGATCAATCCCCTTTGCCGTGTCCCAAAGGGTAACAGGAATCGGAGCTAGTGCATCAGCTCCTCCCATCTGATACCCTTGCCGAAGAGTGATAGATCTGGCCATTAGCAAGCCGGTCCTGTTTCAACAGTGAGTTCGTTCGTAACCATTGAGTCGATCAGTGCATCATCGCTAACTCGACGGAGTTCAACTGTGTACTCTGCGTTGTGATTCTCACCTGTGAACAGTGGATCTCCAGTATCTGGCGGAGATGCCAACTCAGGAGAACTACTAGTCAACAGCCCATCAGCGATCATAACTAGATCCTTATCCAAGATGCGGATGTAGTATCCGACATCGTTAAAGAAATCTAGCGTCCAACCTACATCAATCGTCCAGCCACCACCGCAAGCGATAGGCGTGACTTCTGTTGCAGTAGCTGTAAGAATCGTTGGCGCAGCTCCGCTACCACCAGCGTCACTAATGCAGAGTGCCGGCAAGATATGGAGCATGTTACACTCCAGTAGCGAACGAACCTGCGATGTATTCAGTGCCGTCCCACAGACCAGTCACAGCATTCTTGAGGCCCGCTCCCGTATTCGGTGTGAAAGCACCATCACCAAAGTTGAAGCCTGTCAAAGATGCAGTATGTCCACCAGAGCCCTGGATCATCACCAGTACATAAGGCCGTCCTGAGACAGCATTTGCAAAAGTGAAGACACAGTTCCCTGTCATTGTTACATACTGAATCGGCCCATTAGCCCAATCGATTTCCTTAGCTGTTCCTGAGTTTCCAGCATCGAAATAGGCAATGAGTGGATCTGCAAAAGCCTGGTCCTGCGGAAACCCAAGAATCGTATTGATGCGTTCCTCTAGGTCAAGCTTCAGCTGCCGAATGATATCATCTATCGTCGGAGCAGGCTCATCACCATCAGGAAGACTCAAACTCCAAACGTTAGTGTACGGCATTAGAGCCTCGCAGGGTTATTTACCATGACCCAGAGCCGCGGAGACGGTCTGATGTCTTCTGTTCGATCGAAGTGAAGCGAGCCATTAGCATACAGCCCAATCCTAACACAGCCGAGAGCTGTTGCCGCATTTAGAATCAAGAACCTTGAAAGATTCCAGTTCGGATCATCCAGGCGGGGCTTCTTCTTGATGTCTACTGCATTGCAGATATCATCTGTATGTGCCGAGTTATGTGCCCCGCCAACTCGTTCGTTTCGCAGCGTGGATCGATAGCTGCTAGACACATACATAGGCACACCAGCCTTTTGCCTCAGGCTGTCCAACCAGTACATGAACTCATAGCCCATCTTGTCAGGATTTGCAAATTCGTCAGGAGTGAAGAACTGAAGCCCTCCCCAGTCTGCCCTTTCCATTGTCCGAGTCGAGAATCTGCTTCTCATTGCCGCATCCTCCGGACAGATGTGCAGTTTAAATCACTCAGTCGAGCATCACGATCACTAACACGAGCGCACTCAAGCCGAACAAGAGATTCAAGCATACGCTCAACACGTTCTAAGCGCTCTTTTGTGTCCTTGATAGCCTCTGCTGGCGTTGTGTAGTTAAATCCAAGTGCTATAAACAGTCCGATAAGAACGAGTGACAGTGGTGTAACCTGACGAACCACTGAAAGAAACCATCCGACTCGACCGTTTATAGGATGATTGTCTGCCATGACTAGTCCCTCTCATCGAAATCAAGCCGCGGAGAAGTCCTCCGACCTGGGATCAAGAGACGAACACCTTCAGTATCATCGGCGAACATCTCTTCCATGATCTCGTTCGGCTTATCACGCACCCACATCTGCCACGCATTGAAAGCAAAGGTCGCTTTTTGAAGATCTCCTCGAACATCCCAATACTTATATCGGGCAAGGTAGATTGCACCTTGATCCCAAGTCGTTGGGAAAATCGGCTCATCAGCATCAAGGGTTAGTACTGGAGCTGATGCTTTGTAGAAAAGCTCCAGCGTGTATACATCATCAGGAGGTGGGAACAGTTGAATCCAGTCACGCTCCCGAAGATAACTCAGCGGCTTACCAGACTCCAGCGTTGCATTCTCGGCAGCCCAGGTCTCATCGCGCTTACGAAGCTGTAGATTCTCCAACGGATGCTTCAGCTTCATAATAACGACACAATCCGACGGTAGCGCATACCTGTTAGTATCCGCCACTGTCGGAAAGGTGACAACTTGCCGTGCCTTATGAAAACCGTACTTCTCTGTGATGTCAGTTACAGCTTCGTTAATCCGCTCCGTGAGCTCTGTATCAGGAACTTCTGCCGCAGTAGGATTCCCGATACGAGATCTTAGAGCCGTCCGAAAGGATGACAGGTTCACGGCGACTCCTCAAAGATAAGCAAGTTATCTTCTGTTAGAAAAGGTGACCCATCTTCCTGTTGAACAATCGCGAGGGTCAAACCTGCACGCATATCCGTCTGGTCAGTAACATCTAACCCATGAGTCGGATATACGGAGGAAAAGGTCGTCGCCGATGGGTCAGTCATGAGGGCTTCTCTTCCTTGATCAGTTCGAGATAGTCCTCAACCTCAACATACTTCTTTGCGAACTGCGCAGTCCAAGGAGTTCCCTTGAAGGCCTTATTCAGGACTTTCCACTGGGCCTCTTCGACCTTGAATGAAGTCCCGTCCTTCTTAAGAGTCTTCTCCATAATACCGTTCGTGTCATGGGACTCTTCAGAAGCTTCTTCAAAAAGGTCCTGGAGCTTTGCGATGAGACGAAGTTCTTCCTTCGAGAAGTCGATCGGACACTTATAGATCGCAACGTGAAGGGCATCGAAGATCGTCTTTTGGTCGGAGGTAAAGGCCAGTGTGCGCATGATGAGTTAGGAAAAGGTTAAACTGCCGCGTTTGGAACAACGAGCCTACGAAGACCAGCGCCGCCAGAATCAGCAGCATCAATCTGAACAGGGCCATAAGTATCTATACCTCCAACAACATCTAGGAGATACAAGTTACTCCGAGTGTACATCTCACTATCCATGATGATAGCATCAGTAGTATACAAGTGGATACCTTCAGCATCCGCATATACACTACCACCACCACCAGGAACACCAAGATCAAGTGAAATACTACCTGCACCTGGTCGTTGGATAATAAGATATTCATCTTGATCAGCACCAAAGTACATATCGACAGACTGATTCCGGTTAATCCAGAGCTCAGTCGTGCCCATGCGAATCTTAGCACCTCCGATGAGACCTGTCGGTTCTACAAGGAGGAAGTTCTGATCAGGCTCTCCAGTCGCAGGTAGACTGAGAGTTGCAAAAATCCCAGCATCATCAGGCTTAGTGATGATGATAGAATCAAAACTATTACCACCGCCAGCGGTGATGTAAGCTGCTAGATCCTCTAGAGTCACATGCTTATTCTGATCAGCTACTAGCGGTTCGCTGACATCCAGAATAGGAATGATGTCTAGAGCTGCCAAAGATGCTTCTGGCAGATTAGGCATCGTAGAGATTCTACCCATGATTAGCTCTCAGGGTAGTCGAGCTTTGCCATGATCTGGAAGGTCCGACCTGCCGCTGCAGCACCACCAAGAACAATCCGCATATCCAAGAAGGACGGTGCTGGAATGTTGATGACATCATCTGCAGTCGGCACTACGTTAGCACCTGTTTCGTCCTGAAGAGTTCTCCAGTTCGTTCCAGGATACTCAGCAGCAACTTCAACGGTAGCAGCTTCTGCCAGCGTTTCTGGACTATAGATACTCAGGGATACTGCACTCCCAAGTACCTTCATCTGTCCCTTGCTCAAGATGGCACTCAAGAGGCCAGATGTCGTCCCAGCTGCGGCAACGGTTAGAGCTCCTACCAACTCATTTCCACGAGACATCAGACACCTCTCAAAACTTCAATAGTGGTGGGGCCTGAGTTAGGCCCTGCGATTTTTTCGATCTGAAACTGCTCATCCCGAAGCTCGATTGGGAAAGGGTTCAGGCCTGACTCAAGGCTCAAAGAGAAATCAGTGTAACTGTTTTTCTTGATCTTAAGCCAGACCTGATCACCCTGACCCAATCCAGTTACTGAGATATAGGTGAAATCAGGCTTCACGCGCACCAGTGGCGTCTTATGCGAAGTCTTGCAGTTCAACATCACTAGCTGACGGTTAGCCATCTTTTCCATTCCCGGAAAACTGTTAATCGAGATCGTTGAAGTCGTCAACGATGTACCAGATATCCCAAGTCAGCACTCCGTTAGGAGTACCGTTAGGCGTATAGGTACCACGAGCGTCCGCATTAGCTGATGCCGATGCGGCTACAACAACACCGTTCGTGAGGATGGAACCAGCATGCAGTTCCTTCACCACGCCAGGCATTGGATTCTTGAACGCAAGTCCAAAAACCTTACCAGTACCGATCTGAATATCATCGGCGCTAGCATCAGCAGCTGCTACAACAGTGATCGAATCGATCGACTTGAAGGCAACAGCACCCGTGAAGGTCTTCGTCGTACCAGTAGCCGTCACAGACCAGGCTTCGGTAATCGTCTTACCGTACTGATCCTTACCCGTAATCACACCGCTAAGAGCAACAACACTCGTATCGTGTGTTACAGTGATGACTACGTTTCGTGCCTGCGGAATGATACCAGTAGCGCCAAGTGCACCATCCATTGCAGCATCACCTGGCACATACGTATCCGTCGCAGTATCGGGGCCAGCCACAGCCGTGTCGATAAAGCTATCCAGTGCGGCCGCAGCCGGCGCCACAAAGGACTGCTTATAAAGACCCGCCAGAGCAGGCCTCGGAGTCAGCGTACGATCTGCCGCTGGTCCGAGGTTGCTCAGGTTGATCGGCCATGCGCTGCCACCCCCATTATAGTCCGCTGGGAGTGGCATAGTTCAAACCCCCGTCGAGCCGTACACACCACGCCACTCACCAAAGCCGGCGCCGTTACGACGAGTGCCCTTGAACTTCGCATCACCACTGTCGAAGTCATCACCGTTCTTGTACGTGAACGGACGACGATCGAAGTAGTTGATATCATGATTCTCACACAGAACGAACCAAGCATCTGGATCGGTCAGGTAGTGCGACAGGTGCGGCATCAGACCTTCATGCGCGATCTGGTTCATGTCATTGAGGTTACCACCCGGCAGATACTGAGACTTCAGCACCTGATTGACAATCCAGTGGTCCCCAACCGAGTGAATCACCTTCCGCGGGATGTAAAGCGTCGGGAACCCGCTCTCATCCGTAAGGCCATGGAAGTGTTCAATCGCAGCCTGCAGCGTCAGCAGACCGAAGTCGGCATCAGTCACAGGACGGTTACGCTGCGTAGATCCACGAAGCGTCAGGTGGTCACCGCACAGCGACTCACCAGCGACAAAGCCATTGAAGGCCGTATCGAAGGCGTTGTTGTACGGAGAGTGCCCAACCACTTCCTCGTTATTCCGAGCGGAGCGACCAAGCGAGCGAGAGAACTTACTACCGAACACGCCATAGAGATCATCGTCGAACATCTCCGGCGAGATGCGGTAGCCAAGCGCGTAAGTCGACCAGACATACCGCTTGATCTCACCCTGGATACCAGACTGGTAGACAATGCTACCACCTTCAACCTTCTGCTGCAGAGCCCCCAGGCCAGCGATCGGGAAGTCTTCCTCGTAAGCACGCTTCGAGGTGTTCTTGTTCACGATCTTGGCATACTCCAGGGGTCGTTCCTTATATGTCTCGAATACGATCTTCCGGAAGCCCGGTGCCAGCAGATTCGAGAACCCACCTCTGTTCATTACACCCATTGTAGGTTTCCTCGGTTAGCTGTCAACGCCGTCAAACTGCAGATACTCCGCGAGCGGAATGCAGTAGAACGAGCCGGAAGGAATATCAACACGGACCACCTGGAACCGTGCGTCGGTCGTGGTCTTCGCAATATCGAGAAGCCAGTGACCATTCGCATCACGAGTGATTCCGTACTCATCACCCGCATGAGACTCTGCCGGAGTCGTCGTAGAAGCGAATCGAACAACAGCGCCAGACTTGAGAAGGCGAATCGGGACCTTACCATCCTCAGTCAGAACGCGACCTGCTTCCGAGCTCCCCTCGGAGATACCTGCGATGAGAGCAGGATCTGCTCCGCAACGCTCCATCCAGTTGTTTGTCGTGTCGTAGAACACAAGCTCGCCAGGAACCATCGTCTCGCCGGACTCCTGCGAAGGAGTATACGGCTGGACATCAGAACCCTGATCGATCCTCTGTGCTACTTCAGCCGGAAAGCTGCTAGCCATGTTAACCTCAGAGTCGTGTCAGTTTTTCAGGAGAGACCTTGATACCGTACTGGTCTCGGAGAATACGTGCAGCGCCCTCGGCCTGCTCTGCCCACTCCTTCGTGTGGGAGTTAAGCCGCCGTTCGTTCTCTGCTGCTTGATGAGCGACACGCTGCTCGTACTGTTCCTTAGGGATTGCTGCAAGCACCATTTCGTCCCCAAGCTTCTGACCGCCCTCCGACTCTGGAAGGATGGTATAACCCTCAGCTTTACGCGAGGCCATCTTGTTCTTATCCGCCAGGTTCAGCCACCGGAGATGCTTATCCGGATGACGAGCCTCGGCTTCTGAAGCATCGAACATTATTTCCTTCGGCATGCGAGGAATAGCACCGGAACGCCCAGTGGTAGCCTCTTGCTGCTTCAGGCGTGCCAACACCTGGGCAGGAGTTTCCTTCGTGTCGTCTGCCATCTGTTAGTTCCCCATTTTCTTCCACCGAGCGAACTCAGCGTAAGACTGATTGAGTGTATCTGCAACCTTGCGCTCAGTATCATCCAGCCCATGATGTGAAGGATCACTTCCACCAATCGAAGCAGCCGGAGCAACTGGACGAGTTGCACTAAAGCCTGTGTTCATCTGCTGTGCGGCGCGAGCGGCTGCTTCACTCGAAGCACTTGCCTTCGCCATACGCATCTCAACGATCTTGTCGATGTTCTGTCCACGCACATAAGAGATGACTTCATCCCAAGCACCTGGATTCGACAAGTACTGCGGGTTAGGAATCTTTGCAACGACAGCATCGATTTCCTTACCGAGGGCTTCAAACTCATCTGCATACTTCTGTCGGGCAGCCTGCTCAGCACTTGCACGCTGACCCTGCTGAAGCGGAGCCATCCGTGCGAGAACATTACGCTCGGTAGTCATTGCGATCCGTTCAGCTGCAATACGAAGAGCACGCTTTGGATCCTCTTCGTACAGCGCATCGAACTCTTCTTCCGTCAGTTCCTGTGGGCCATTATCGACTGAAGCCACTGGAGCCACAGGAGCTGGTGTATTCGCACGAGCCTCAAGCGCCGCAAGACGAGCTTCCTCACTAATCCGCAGCGCCTTCATCGAACGATCAGCCGTCTCTGCGATTTCCTTCGCACTCTTACCACGGAACTGTTCTGGGATGTCATCCCCAGTGATTACTGCCGGAGCAGTCTCCTTAGCCTGGCGCTCCGTCTCCATCGCCTCGAAGTCGTCAATAGAGACTTCGTTACCTTCGCCTGAATCTACCACGGGAAACACTCCTTACTCGGTTGAGAGCTGCTCAATCAGCTCTTTATGGTGGACCAGCATTTTCTTCGCCATCCTTACTTCACCCTGTAAACGAAAAACCTCCACGGGGTCCGAAGCCGCCTCCAACTTCCGTTGGGCCACCGCCAGGAACTCCTGGAGTTGGGACTGCAGGTACTTGAAGCCCTGGTGGTCGAATAGTTCCTGCAAGAAGTCCTTCAAGTCCTCCTGCTGGCTGTTGTCCTGTTTCGACTGTGGCGGTGAGGTACTTTTCGAGATCTGGAAGGTAGTCATCTGGATTCCTTACGTCGTACTTCTGGAGGAGGTCTCGGAACATGTTACGAGCGGAGTTCATGATCTCAACAAGCATCTCAGCCATTTCAGGTGACTGCATCTTAGCCTGAAGAGCCATCTGGGAAAGCGGAACCAGCTTCTCAAGATAGCCCATCATAACCTGAATAATGGCAAGCTGCATCTGCTGTTGAGCAGTTTTGTTATTCGCAGCATCGGTTGCTGTCAGATCAATCGCAAGAGCGCCATCAACGTTCTCAGATCGAACTGATGCAAAGAACTCTCGAAGCTGCCCAACAAGCTCGTCATCGCCAAAGACCAAATCGTCCAGTCCATCAAGACCATACTGAATCCAGATGGCAATACAGTTCTGCATGATCTCTGCAAAACCCTGCCGGATATTTTCAAGGACTTCTTCCACACGCCGAGTGCCTTCTTGAATCAGCGCAAGGGTGGAAGTAGCAGTCGCTCGGCTCCCGATAACAGGAGACTCACGACCAGTAAGATAATCAGAAATACCAGTCCGTTTCTCAGCCAGACCAAACAAGTTCTGACGCTCGGCCAGAGTCGAATTATAAATGTCTGCAGCAGCAAACGGAATGAAATCAGTCTTCGGATCATCCACTCTGAAAACGCGGCCCGAATAGAGCTTAGGTCGATTCTCAATCCCGTTCTCCTTCTTGGTAATGAACATACGGATGTTTGCAAGGTACGCATTATCCGTAGCGATTCGATGCCAAGTAGTAAGTTGTTCTTGGAACGGACGAGTCATCTCAGCAATGCCAACACCCCAGAGAGATGCGGCAGCCACAGTATATGGAATCACTGTGTAGGGCTTACGCTGATGGAAGTACCAGTTGTAACGAAGCTGAAGGATTGTCTGAGTGGGCTTGTGATAAGTAACGACGAGAGATTCAGGAATCCCATCTCCGTCAATATCATAGTCACACCAGATCTCATGGAGTTCAAGGTAGAGCTTAGTCTGCTCAACCACTTCCTGATGGTTGGATGATTCTTGCTGTTCGATCTCAAGATCATTCCCCATCAGCATCTCTTGGCCTTCAAGCTTCTCCACGTTAGTGATCTTCTTCGCTTCCTGCATACGGAGAAGATCACTCATGGTCACAACCAAGCGTTCAGCTACGATAGGACATTCATGGACTGTCTGGTATCGTGCTGGGAAGAGGAAGTTCTGGAGCGGAATCCCGATAACACGAGGTCCAGAGAAACGCGTGACTTGTTTGTCAACCACGTTCCACTGGTCATCGTAGGACTTGATCTTGTAAGTATCACGGTCATAAATGGTCTTATAGACCATTGTGCCGTGCTTAGCGAACTCAAAAAGGCGCGGAGCAGCGATGTTTCGGAGATTGAGTTTATACTTCTGGTAGTATTCAATCCAACGCTCCATGCCGCCGATGATCTTCGTGTAGGACTTCCGGAGAGGCTTCAGCCGAAAGACGGGGTCAGACTTGAAGATTCCTGTAGAGAGTCTTGCGTGGATAGGATCCACTGCCATAGCAATAGCGGGAACTACGTCTCCACAGGCGCCTTCGTAAGGATCCATACGGGGGCCATCTGAAAGTGCTCGATAGGAACGCTCCTCCTCAGCCCATTGGAGAAGCTTTGCTTGCTGTTCTGAGATCAAGGTCTCCAGCCAGATATCCAGCCAGCCCTTGAAGGTTTGCATCTTAGCTTCATCAAGCTGAATAATCGGATCAGGATAAGCCTTAGTCAAGTCAGGACTAGGCGTTGGCCCGTCTGACATCGGCTCCTCTGACTCGAATAGCATATCAGGTGCTGTCATGGCTCTATGATGAAGGATGAAACTGCAACGGCAACTGCGTGTGTCGGGAACTACGATGTTGGGATGATTCGGTGGGGCGTGTGAAGATTACGTGTGTGGGAAGGCGGGGGCGGTGGGGCGAGAACGGCGGGGTGGGGCGAGGACTCGTGAGGAGGAGTAGATCGTAACATCGTCTGGATCAATCTCCTCGTCAGGGTCCAGATCAAGTTCTGCCCGGAGGAGAGACATCCTGTCCGAACCGCCGGAGCGGATGGTTGAGATGATCTTCCGTTCCTCGTGGGCCAGCCGTGCCCAGTGTTCAGGAGAAAGCCTGTGAGGCCAAAGCTGGAGCTGCATAGACAACGAGTCAATCGTGTCGTCATGCTGGCCAAGAGGGAACTCAGCCATCTCCTGCCGAAGGACAGACATCACAGGATTGATGTACAAGTGCCCAGTAGCCGTGACTGGCTGGAGGCCACGGATGCGAATGACTTTCTCGTTCTTCTTGTTGAGTGCCTTCAGGGGCTTGATGTTAAAGTACTCATTCCGACGGTTGGCTTCCTGACGGAGGAAGTACTTGAACGACTTCTGGTAGGCAACATCCTCAATCCCAAACACGCGCGGAGCGAAGCGCTGCTTGACCCAGAAGAGATGTTCGATCACCTCCAGAGGAGTACAACGCTTGGCGAACATGTCAAGCACGATCGCGTCGTTGTAGGGTGTGATGCCCACTGTGCAGATGGCATTGCGGTCTGACGAAGCAGTCTCGCTAGGTGCCAGGTCAACCGTGGTGATGATGTCCATCTGATCGATTCGAACTTTTCCAGTAATGGAACCCTTCTTATCGAACAGCTCAACGGCGTCCCCGTCCTCGGTCCAACGGTAGAACTTCAGGTCATCTACGTTGAGGTCCTGAACTTCCACATTCCGTGGATTGTTCATGTACAGGCAGCTGAATCTGTACTCCCCGAGGATCTCCCGCTTGAGCGCAAGCATCTCATGCGAGATCAGTTCGGGGAACAGAAGCTCTCCATCCTCAATCACAGAACGGAAATGCTTCCCGAGCTCCTTACCGAACTTCTGCAGCATCCATTCGTAGCAATCCCACAGGGCCCACCTCGTCCCTACCACCCAGATGCTGTCAGTGTTAGGTTTCACCAACAACGCTGTGAATCCGCTCATGCGAGTTATCGTGTCCTGCATAACCTTCTCAGACTTGACAGCTTCTTCTGAGATCGGGTCATCGACTGTGATATGAGTATAGTGACGTGAGGTGCTCGCCCCTGTCATACCAATCGAGTCGATAGTCGGCTCAGGATAGTGCCCCTTACGAACGAAGACCAGCTCCTTGTCATTCCACTTGACTCGATGCGTGTCCTTTGGAATGTGCTCGGAGTACAATGCCCTAAAGATTCTATTCCCTTCCGCGTGCTGACGAATGGCGCTAAGGAAGCGTTCAGAGTTCGTTGCGGATTCATTCGCTATGAGTTGGCGACTCTCCGCGTCCTTAACCACTCGCTGCAGCCCGCCAGCAATAGTAATCACTGAGGACTTGAAATGATCTCGTGGCATGAGCATCATCTTGAATCGGGCAGGATGCGAATCTGCAAACCCGCACATCGGACCATGACAACGTTCAGTCATGTCCTTAAACCCCATGATACCCTTTGCAAAGAAGTACAGGTTGTTCCGGCCTTTCTCAGCCAGATCTTCCCTGATATCCTGTGGCATCCGAGCCACGGACTCATCAATGAAAGGGATATCCTGGTCAGACATTGAATCCTCGATCGTCAACAGTCTCGCGCAGCTCTTCAAGCGTGTTGTGCATCATGGAGAGATGCCAAGTCATGTACGCGATGTTGAAGTCTGTCAGCCCTTCTTCCTGCAACACAGGCCACACGTTCTCGCGAAACGTGCGGAGGTTGTTCCGCCAGTTGATCTCGGTCTCTTCGTTGAAACCGATCTCGCCGTTGGCCTTATCCATTAGCACTTCTTCTTGGAAGCAGGCTTGGACTTGCTGCTCATCTTCTTTGCCATGGTTAAGCCTTCTTTAGGCCAGAGTGGAGAGCAAACGATAGGAGCGCGGCCACCAGTGCCTGCTGGTCAAAGTTCTCCAGCGTGCACTCAATCGCAGGTGGACAGAGCTCGACTCCGAGGAAACTCGCCGCCCCCGTCAGTGCCGTTGCGATCAGCACGATGACACCCTGCTTGACATACGATGGGAGCTTGTCGATCTCGTGCCGTGCGTTCAGGATCAACTTACCGAGCAACACAGTCAGCGGTGCGACTAGCAAGGGCACAATCAGCGGTGCCGCGATCTTGATGAGCCAGCTCATCCTTCCTCCTTGACAGGTTGTACTTCCATCGGCGGAAGCGCCGTGTAACTCGTCGACTCGATGTTGATGAGATCTCTCGTCGACGCATCAGCAAACTTGGTCTGGACCTGTGCGGCTTCTACCAGCGCAGCGGCCAGGGCCTTCCCGGCATCCGGATCAAGTGTGAAAGGCTCTACCTGGATCTTCTGGATCTTGCTGGTCTCAGTTGATCTATCCGCCAGGTCACGCGCTGCGGCAAGTTGGATATTCTCACTCCCGGCGCTTCGCATCAGCGTGGCGGTCTTGAGGACAGCTTCTCTCCCGAGCCGCTTGAGCAGCTCTGCCATGTCGATGGTCTTCTCCTCGATCGCCTGATCTACGCTATTCACAAGGGCCTGTCCTGTGATGGTTCCGTGGGCGACGTAGACACTTCCAGGGGCAGCTCCAACTGTCCGAGCTGCTTCAGCAATAGACTTGACCGCTCCGCTGGCGTAGAGCCGGAGCGCTGCTTTCGTCCGCGGTCTGAGGTCGACGACTCGCTGTCTATTCGCACTTGCTGGGTTAGGTCTCGGCACTTTTCCATTAATGGAATAGATGGGTGTTCAGTCCCTGAGCTCTCGATCCATATGGACGTAGCTCCCGCCTCTCCATGATATATAACACCAGAACCCTTTCTACGCAAGTTTTCGTTGTGCTACACCGCCGCGTCATCTGTTACATCTCCGCTGCAGTCGCGCAGCGTGGGCGATCACACTCACAACTGAAAAGTTGGCCGCGATTTGTTGAGGGCACAACCTTACGCGCTGGACCCCCACTGCGGGGGTGTCGGGTGCTTCCAGTTTGACATCGGACCCGCAGGGTGTTACATTGGTTGTGTGGTATGGACGAAGCAGCATATGGACAGTCCATAGCCACAACGTTGATTGACAACTGAGTGTCGCGTTACGATACAGTGCGGGGGCGGAGCTACGTCATACAATCCCCTACACTGGAGAAACATCATGCGTAACTGGAACGAGTACGGAATCGTCTTTCGGACTGAGTCCGTTGCCAAGCGCAACGGGCCGAACAACTCCGATAAGGCCACCGTTACCGATAATGCGCAGATTGCCGTTATCGAGGACCTCGCTGCTTTCCTGAATCACTTCGGCGGGGAGTGCCTGCTTGCCATGTCGGACGGTACGTCCCTGCGGGTCAAGTCCCAGGGCCTGAACCGCGCGATGGTCGGTAAGAAGGTCGAGGAGATCCAGGAAGCCCACTACGCTATGCTCAAGGGCATCCGGCGTGCTGGCAAGGTCACCACCATGTACCCGCTGCCGGACGGAACGAAGATGTCCGGAGACGACTGGACCGAGTACCAGCAGGCCTACGCTGGTCAGCTCGTGGACATGGGCACGCCAAGCGACATCGCACTGAATATCGCTCAGAACCTCACGAAGTAACCACCGCACTGTATCGTAATGTGACACTTGGGAATAGAGATCGGAGCGAGAGAACATCCGCGCTTCGGTCTTTTTTCGGATCTATACCCGATCCAATCTTTCTGGGGTAGGGAGGTAGGTGGGGAGTTGACCTAACTACCTCCCCCCCCTACCTTTTGGAGGTGTGTTGCGTGGGTTATGAGTATGAAGCTCTGAAGTGTGAGTCTCTCTCTTATTTTTTTTCCTACAACAGGACGACACTTCAAATACCCTAACTAACACCTTTGGAACAACACACCCATGGAGGTTAGGGGGGGAAGGTAGGTAGGCTAACACACAGCCTACCTACCAGGGAAAGCCTGATCAGGGATGACATCTACGGGAGAAGGATTCTCTGGAAGGGGTTATACCTTTTCCATTAATGGAATAGGGGGGAGGAAGATAGGTCTAAGGATCTTACCATACCACTCCCACACTTATTTGCGGAGTTGCTCGTCTGATGGTATATTGTGGCATGGTTGGGAATGGCCCAATCTATACTCAAGATGGGAGAGTATCTCCCCGGAGGTATTATCGTGCCACGAGAAGTCGCTATCCGGCCTGAGGTTCGTTCCCTCAGCGCTGCCCCTCCCAACTTCACAGGTTGGGTGCAAGGGGTCTCTGGACTGGTCCACTACGTGCTCGATGGCGTGGTGTACTTGACCGTCCACAACGAAGCCGCGCTGGCGTTCTGCCATGAAGCGCTGGAAGCCAAGAACCTTCAGTCCTCGGGGTTCTAATGGCAACCTGCCCAGCATGCGGCACAACTCATGATCAGACTGAGTCCATCACCGCACAGAATGTCCTCTCTGGGCAGGTCGTCGAGATCGGGACTGTCTGCAGTCTGGACTGCCTCATGGAGATTCTCGACAAGCTCGATCCTCCGGGGAAGTGCCCTGGCTGTCCGAACTGTCAGCCGATGAAGTTCATGACGCCTTCGCGGGAGGTCTCGTGAAACTCGAACGCGTACGATTCAAGCGCACCCATCTCTCCGTGTGGGAGTATGGCATCATGCTTGGCGGTGACAAGCTCATCGTAGACAAAGACGTGAATCCAGTTCCGACTCCGATCTACGACTGGGCCTCCGTAGGTACATTCTCCATTGATATGCGCTTGGAGGATTCCGCCCCATGAACGAGGATAAGATGACAGCTGTCCTCCTCACGGATGAAGAGCGCATGCTTCTCAGCGGTGCTCTTGCTCTCGTGTTCAGCTCGATTCAGCATGGACAGGCACTCACTGGGGAACTCGCCCAGCCGCAGATCTCACTCGGCATCATCATCACCTCAGGAGGTCTGGAGAGATATTCCAACCTCCTCAAGCGCATCACTCCACAATCCATCTTGGATAAGTTCTAATGGATAACACTCTCACGAAGCGGCTTCCGCTCACGTACTACCCGAGAAGCCTCGAAGCAGGGATGAAGCTCATCCGCAAGCTGCGCGCCAAGTACGGTGCCGCGGCCAAGTGCCACCTCAAGGTCCGTGGTGGAGAAGTCATCCTCAACGTGACACTGGAGGACTGATGCGAGATGATGACATGCTGTTCTATCAGCCTCACATGACAGCGAAGCAAGCCATGCTTGTGTGCACTGTCATGGCGAGTCTCTTCGCAAAGCCCGGTGACGTGGGAGATCGCCTCGACGAGAAGGCCGCTTGGATGGCATCTCACTTCACACCTATGGAGATCCTTGACTTCCTCCAGCTTCTCAGCTCGATGGCTACCGACATCACTCGGAGACAGAAGGAGATCACTGATGGCTAATGATCTACCGCTGTGGACCTTTCGAGTCCATGGTAGCGTAGATGATGCGTCTCTTGTGCATGAGCTGGGTCCTGTCGCTGCACGTAGCGATGACTCAGCCATGCGTAAGGGATTCTTTGCATATACGTCTGTGGGTCTAGACGCATCGCACTACGCGGCAAGGTCCTTCGGTGGCAGGTGGCAGGATTATCCTGACGCATTCTTTTCTGTGGCCCCTCTCGACGAGGATGCCATGATCTCTGAAGCCAAACACTTTGCACCGGAGGATTTCTAGTGGACGGGAAGGTAGACGCCAACTCAATGCGTGGTAAGTTGATCCTTACGATGGAACATCTTACGCACGAGCAGGAACTCAGCCAGTACGATATCCAGCTGATGGCCGCTGGAGCTGCGCTGATAGGTTCTGTCCTGGCTCGGGATGAGCAGAAGTCTTACGAGATCCTTAGGCATCTCGACAGCCACATTCCGAAGCAGGCTCTCATCAAGACGTTCGATAAGATTCAGGCTTACAACGAGTGGGTTGTCGCTAACGCGAAGAATGTTCTCATCGTCAAGGATAAGCCTGATGTCAAGTTCGAGCTCTGAGTTCACGTGCAGGATCACTGCCCATAAGGACGGTCAGATCTATGTTGTCGATCTGGATTTTGAAGACGTGACAACTGTTACAGCAGCACTCGCAATGGCTAATGCTGCTACGCATTACCAACTGGAAAAGACTCTTAAGTTGGTAGAGTTTCTCAAGGAACAGGATCACTCAAAGTTCCATGAGACTCTGGATAAGATGACCACTGTTCTCACAGGTCTTCCAGCCAAGCGCTGCGAAGGACATTTCCTAAGATGGGCTTAGGATCACCTTTAACTGGAAGGAGCACGGATGAGAAAGACCTAGCGGAAGATGTACGGTACTTGCAACAACTTGCTAAGGAGCACAGAACCACGTTCGACTTTATGTGGAAAACTCTACGCAAAGGTCCTGTTCCACAACTCACACCAGACGGAGAGCTCATGACTGAGCCTAAGGAAGTCGAGAAGGTCCACGTAGCTGAGATCGTCAAGTACGGCGAGAAGATCATCATCCCTGAGGTGATGACCTATCCCGATGCGATCTCGATTCTCAAGCGGAAGATGCTTGAGGAGGAGCAGGTAGTCTCGTTCCATGAGACGATCCAGTGCTTCCCGTATGAGGGAGCCATCGCTCTGCACGCGGTACTCACTGACATGTTCGGTGCGGCGCTCCAGGAGGCCACGCGAGGCTTCTTCGGTGACACTCCTCCCGCGCAGATCTCCATCGAGACGGGGCCTGATTCCAAGGTCACCGCTCCGTGGGGACAGTTCGCGTTCCCGCTGGACAAGGGAACCAAGATCCACTGCGGTGTTCATCCGCATGATGGCAGGATGGCGTTCTGCATCGAGGGCCAGACCCAGAAGAAGTGGATGCCCACGATTCTCGAACTCGCGACTCGGGTGAAGCAGTTCGTGAAGCTCCACTCGATCTACCGTGGGAAGGCTCTCAAAATGGACTTCGAGTCCGACGATCTCGGAGAGCCCCGCTTCATCGATCTTCGTTCCGTGGATCTCACTGAGATGGTCTACAACAAGGACCTGACCGCACTCATCGAGACCAACATCATCACTCCCATCATCCACGCGCAGGCGTGCCGAGATTCCAAGATCCCGCTCAAGCGCGGAGTCCTGGCGGCTGGCCCCTACGGGACGGGCAAGTCACTCCTCGCCAGGGGCATCGGTAAGATCGCCACTGACAACGGGTGGACTTTCATCTACATCAAGGATGCGAGCCAGCTTCCCGAAGCCATTCGGTTCGCGCAGCTCTACCAGCCTGCGGTGATCTTCGCCGAGGATGTGGACAGGCACATGAGCGGTGGACGTACCGAGGAGATGGACAACATCCTCAACACTCTCGACGGCATCGACTCGAAGACCTCCGAGCTGATGGTGGTTCTCACCACGAACCACCTCGATCAGATCAATCAGGCGATGCTGCGACCGGGGCGTCTCGATGTCATCCTCAACATCGTGGCACCTGATGCGGAGGCCGTGCAGAGGCTCATCAAGCTCTACGCACGCGGTCGTCTCGATGAGGAGTCCAACCTCACCGAAGCGGGAGAACTTCTCGCAGGGTTCACTCCGGCGGTGGTTCGAGAGGTCGTCGAGCGGGCCAAGCTCGCATCCATCACTCGGACCGGACTCTCCGACTCCATGCTGATCGGAGACGACATCGCTGTCTCCGCTCGGACGATGGTGCAGCAGCAGAACCTGCTCAAGAAGCCCGAGGAGCCGAAGCCGGACTGGTCCTCGCAGATGGCTCTCGAGATGGGCAGGGCTGCGGTCAAGGAGCTGAAGGGCAATGGCCTCGGTACGATGGAAGAGCAGGTCGAGCACATCCACAGGGCCATGAAGGAATTGATGGTATAGTAGGGGATGGCTCGCTCCTAGCGAAGGCGCGGTATGAGGGTTCGAGTCCCTCGGGAGCAGTGATAGTGAAGGCCAACCTGTAATAGGAGGACAAGTGAAATCCTGGAATGGTCTACGTAAGCCGACACCTCATCCGAAGAGTGCGTATGCACATCTTCCAATGCGTAGTCCGTTGAGAAGGACAAGCTCTCAATGGCCAAGAGCTCCTCGGTCATTCTTCCGCACCACTCCTGCAGAGCACGAAGCATACATGCGTCTCATCTCTCAACCTATTCCATTAATGGAAAAGTAAATGGATTCCGTATCTGTCTTCCCAGTCACGTACAAGAATGAGCCTGAGTGGATCACTGCTCATGCGCCTTCTGCTTGTGACGTACGTACACAAGAGCTGCTCCTCATCACCACGAAGGAGATCGCAGATCAGACCTCCAACATGAACGAGTGGAGACTTGCGGTTTCGATCTTCCGTCCGATCTTTACGAGGGCAGGCGTGTCTAAGCACATGTATGCGAGTCACAAGGCGATGCTCGCAACAGGCCTGCCGACAGATCAAGGGCTTGATTACTTCCGGTGGCATTTTCAGACTGGCCTCATCATCACTACACCACTTCTCAATGCGCGGAGACTCCTCGAAGATGCCTGACCCAGA